CTACATAGGCACCCGGACCGTGACCTTGCGCGGCCGCTCGCTGCCATTGCCCTGAACCAGGACGGTGACGATGCAGGTCTGGCCATCGGACGAAGGCTGGGCGGAAAGCAGCTGGCCGCCGGTGTCACGCATGACCTTGGTTGCCGCAGTACTGCAGTCCCCCGCGACCATCACCAGATAGTCGCGGTAGTCGCGCGCGGGCGCCTTGCCCGGCAGCAAGGCGGCAAGGCCCGCCAGTGCTGCGGCGATTATCGCGATGATCGGCAGTCGCGCCATGGCTGCAATTTCCACTCACAAGACGAACAAGGATCATGTCCAAAGCATGTGATGGATTATGTAGCCAATAGCGGCTGAATGGCAAATGAATGGTCTGTAATGCTGGCCTTCATCCGGCTTATCCACCGGTCGTTCCGCCCCCGGCCGCGGTCGGACGCGCCACCGAAGCCGTGGCGACAAGCCGTCCATAGATCGACAGAAGACCGCCAAAAGCACCGACGAGCGTCACCGCGATATCGGCCAGTTCCCCTTGCGCATCGGGCGCAAGATCGAAGCCGACGAGGTGCAGAACCGAGGCAGCGACCGCAATCAGCGCGCCCCAGATCGTCTTCGACTGGTACCATTCCTTGATGCCATCCATGTCCATTCTCCTCTTCGAAAACTCGTTCTCTTCCAGCAGGCTGGCCGGATATCTGGTGAAACGGATTCACAGTTTCACGGTCGCCTGTGCGGCAATTCCAAGCGCAACCGCACGCCCCATCTGGCGTATGCGCAGGTCGATCATGCTGCGACGACTGCCGAAATCGGCGATCTCATCGGCTGCGGAATAGGTGAAGGACGATGCATCGACATCCACCGTCCGCCGCACTGCCGAACCGTCGAGAAGCTCGACGCGGTAACGCTCAAAAGGTTCGTCCAGCGGAATGTCGGACGCCTCCCAACCATCGGCATCGATCCGGCCGCGTCTCGTCCAGCTGAACCGGATACTTCCATCCGCCTGGCGGCGCCCGCGAAGGTGAACGGGAGAGAGCGGTGTCTCCGCCCGCTCGCCGCCGGCAAAGACGACCGGGCCATAACGCTCCGTCGCGCCACCCAGGCTTTCGGCGAGCCAGTTCAGGCTGCGGCCGCGTTCTTCGGTCAAAAGCCCCAGCGGCAGAACCGCGTCGTCGAGAACGACGCAGGCCGCACCGGCGATGGCACCGGCGAGCATCGCGTCTTCCGTGCCGGCAAGACCGCGCAGCAGGCCCGTCAGCCGCCAGATTCCGGTGGAAATCTCTTCAGCGGACAGAAAGCCGAGGATCTCCCACGCTCCGTTCTCAGCCCTCACCGCGATACGGTTTTCACCGCCGAGAACGGAAAGCGGATCGGCCGAGGCAAGGCCATCGAAAAGCAGATTGACCTCCACCGCCTGCCCCCTCTGGAAACGGCCCGAAACACCGGCGGATAAATCCGCGGTCAATGCGCCGATACGGGCCGGACGGTCGAGGATGACGCGCTGTCGATATCCTTCCACCGTAGCAGACGACGACAGGGCGATGCGACGCCAGGGTTTTGCATAGGCTGCCACACAGGCAAAGTTTTCGGCCGAAGCCGTCGAAAGCCGCGGCAGATCGAGAAAATGCAGGATCGGCGCAAAGCCGGCGGAAGCGCTGCTCCCCGTCGACTTCCGCTTTGTCGTGCGCGGTACGCTGGTTGGCGGCAAGGCTGCGTGGTGGCGGGCCTCGATGCGTCGGAAGGCTCCATCCTCGATCCTTTCGACGACGAATGTGCCATCGACCAAACCGGGCAGACGGATCGCATCGCCCGGCTCGACCGCGATATCGGCCGGCGAGATGGAAATGCCGATCGAGCGGCGGGCAACACGCTGGGCGCGCGGCAAAGTTTCGACCGCCGTCTGCGCCGCCTCCTCGGCAAGCGTCGCGGGCAGCGCATAGGCCGCGGTCCGATCGCCTGCCGACGGGGTGCGGCGGGAGCGGACGCTGGCCTGTTCGTAATCGAGGACAGGATTGTAGAAATTCAGCACCGCATCGGCTGCCAGATCGCTGTCATGGGCGCGGGTTTCAGACCAGAGTGATTCATCTTCGACATCGCCGAGAACCGAGATATCGCGCGGCGCAAGGCTGGCGCGCAGCCGCGAGCGGAAATTCAAGATGCCACCGTCTTCCGCCGCATCGACCTGAAAAACCTCCATCAACGGTTCGAGCAGCGCCCGCGCCGAAGTGACATCCGCCTGGACGTAACCGCCGAGATCGCCGCTCACCGAAGAGACGTCGAAATCGTCGAAACCCTGGTCGGTGAGGATGGCGGAAAACGTGTCGGCCAGCGTCGCCGTCCCCAGCCGGCCGTTCAGCCAGTGACCGGTGCGCCAATTTTCGCCATCGCTCCAGACGGTCAGATCATCGGGAAAGGCAGGCGACGGCCGAGCATCCCAGGTCCAGACAAAAATATGGTCCGGATCGACCATGCCTTCCGGTGGCTGTTCGGATTGCCACCATTGATGATGCGCTTCCAGAAAGCGCCTCTGCTGGCTGTCCGAGCGATGGCCGGATGAATAATAGGGAAGCTCGCTTTCGGCGGATTTGGGATCAACGAAAACATTCGGCTGGTTGGCGCCCTTGTCCACCGCCGGGCAGCCGAGCTCGGTGAACCAGATCGGCTTCATGCGCGGCAGCCAGTCGGTCGGCACCATATGCTCGGCGCCGCCCTCGCGGTCGCAATGGCGATGCGACCACCAGCCTTCGAGATCCTTGTAACGAAACACCCAGGGCTTGCCCGCAAGCCCGTCCTCGATCGGCAGGCGATCACGGCCGTTTCGGCCGAACGTATCGGCATAATACCAGTCGAAACCCTCGCCGGAATCGATCTGGGTCAGCATGCCGTGCGCATCATCGATCGATCGGAAGACATCCGGATTTGTCGCCGCGAGATCCTCGTCGCGCCAGTCGGACAGCGGCATGTAATTGTCGATGCCGACGGCATCGATATCCGGCGAGGCCCAGAGCGGATCGAGATGGAAAAAGACGTCACCCGACCCATCGTCCGGGTGGTAGCCGAAATATTCGCTCCAGTCGGCGCCATAGGTGATCTTTGCCGCACTTCCCAGCGCCTCGCGCACATCCGTCGCGAGATTGGTCAGCATATGGACAAAGGGAAAGACACCATCCTCGTCACGCAGTCTTGTGAGGCCGCGCAGTTCGGAACCGATGATGAAACCATCGACACCGCCGGCATCGGCGGCAAGCCGTGCATAATGCATCACCAGCCTGCGATACCCTTCCGGTCCGGCAGCAAACGCCTGCAGCTGGCTGCGGGCAGCGGCCGTCTTGTCGGCACTGCCCGGACGCCCCGGCCCGGGATGGCAGGTGATCCGCCCGCGCCAGGGATAAGCCGCCTGCTCTTCCCCGCCATAGGGGTCGGGCAGACCGTTGTCCAAAGGCACATCCATCATCAGAAACGGGTAGAGATAAATCTTCAGCCCCCGCGCCTTCAGATCCGCGATCGCCTGGATGACACTGGCGTCGCTCGGCGTGCCGCCATAGGCGGGAGATCCGGCACGCCGGCTGACGAGATGCGCATCGGCGCGGGTGATATCGCCCACCCACCAATCGCTGCTCTCGTTGTTGCGTGCCGCGACCTCGACGCCCGGCAGAATACGGCACTCACCGGCGCGAAGGTCGGTGCCGAACCACGAAACGACCAGCGCCACCCGTTCGAGATTGGGGCAGAGCGCCTGCAATTCGTCGATCGAGGCCTCCCAGTCGGTCGAGGCAGTCAGCACATTGCGGTTGAGGATGCGTTTTGATCCTTCGCCGGTCTTTTCCGTCACCTTGATGGTCGAATAACCGTGTTCCGTCGCACCGGGGATGATCGTCACCGCCCGGATCTGGCGTTCCAGCCGTCCGACCGGTCGCAGGACCTCGAACTGCAGCAAAGGAATGCGATTGCCGAACGTATCGAGCGGCAGGCGGTCGAAGACGACATAGGCGAGGCCGCGATAGGCCGGCGCCTGCCCCTCCCCCTGCTTCGCCTCGATCAGCGGATCCGGCTGCTGGTTTTCGCCGCCGATATGGACACGCATCTCGATCGCGGTCAGGTCGAGTTCGCGGCCATCGGCCCAGACGCGACGGACCATGGCGATCGGCCCTTCGCAGAGCCCGACTGCAAAATTGGCGAAATAGCGAAAATTCTCGACCTGCGAACCGCCGGCCTTGCCGCCGGAGCGCTCCTTCGTCACCTCCTCCTCGAAACGCGTCGCCCAGATCAGCGTGCCGCCGATCCGTGCCGTGCCGTAAAGCCGGTTGACGGCCGTGCCCTCGTCGGCACCGGGAATGCGCGCCGTGGCGAGCCTTGCGCCGGTGACGGTCGAGCTGCCGCCGATCAACGCCCTGTCGACAACGCTGCCTGCAAGAGCGCCCGCTGCGCGACCCACGATCGCGCCGACCGGGCCAAAGACGCTGCCAAGCGCGGCACCCGCCGCCTGAAGGAGAAGAGTGGCCATAAGCGCCCTCCGCGGCAACCAGATCGAAAGCCGGATGCGCGTTAAAATTGTGATATTTTATCGGAATACGGGAACGGAAGATGAATAAAACGAGGCGTTTTCACCCATTATCCGGATGAGCGGTCATTGCTTGCCGACAAAACCGGTACACAGCCGCAACGTGCGTAAAAGGATCGGCGCGAAAGACAGCCGCTTGCGCGACATTTCGCGTGGCATGACATCAATCCGGATCGCCTAAAAGGAGAAAATTCAGCCATAGACACGCATAGATTGCGCGATATGATTGTGGCGGTTGAGAGCAAAAGCAGCATGCGCCGAACCAGCCGGCGTGTCGATGAAGACAGGCCGCATCGACCGAGGCAGAGGCCCTGCTCTCAACCGTGGAGGTGACTTCTATGAGGTTCAGACCGATTAGAATCACACTTAGCTGGATGAAAACCCGGACGGGCTGGTCTATCGCCGTCCGGGTCATCTTCAAAGCATAAGCAAACGATGGGCGGGGTTGCACCCCCGCTCATCACTCCACGAATATAACCGACCCCCAGTAAAATTGCAACGACAACGCGATTCGCCTCATAATTGCATCAAGCAACAGAATTGCGCGTAAAACCTTCTCATTCAGCCACGTCAGGAAACCTGAACACACCCGCAATCCGGCGCCGCCAGGACGGCACCAGAGCCGAGCGCATCACAGATCCCCGCTCGTAGGCATGGATGAAATGCGTGTTCCCGGCGAGGATCCCTGCGTGTTTGGCGGCACAATCCGCCCGCCAGCGAAACAGCAGCAGATCACCCGGCGCGGCATCCGCGATCGCCAGTGGCTGGCCGAACAGCCGCAAGGCCGCGGCCATGAGCCGGTCTTCGCCGCTGCGTTCGGCCCAATCTGGCGCATAGGCCGGCACCGGCTCCGGTTCGCCGCCGTAAAGTTCGCGCCAGATGCCGCGGATCAGGCCGATGCAATCGCAGCCGACGCCCCTGGTCGCGCCCAGATGGCGATAGGGCGTGCCAAGCCAGCTTTCGGCCAAGGCGACGATCCTTTGCCCCTGCCTTTCCCGCTGGCTGTTCATTCGAACAGCGCCCCGCCGTCATGCACGCGCTCGCCATCGACATAGGAATAGGCGAAATCCGTACCGGGCACATGCGGAAAGCCGCGGAAATTCAGCTGGTTGGAAAACCGCGACCGGCAGGTGGCAAAACTCTTGTCACAGCCTGCCGTGATGCTGCAGCCGCGCCCGACCGTAATGGGCACTTCAAGCGGCAGCCAGAAACCGATCACCGCCAGCCCGCCAGCCTTTTTCACATGCGTCTCGACAACGACAGTCGGGCCGCCGGAAAAGGTCAGGGTGCCGCGGTCAAAAAAGCCGGCGGCGAAATCCGAAAGACCCGAGACGACCACCCTGCTCTCGTCGACGATATCCGAAACCTGCCCGTTGCCGCGCCATTCGGAAAGATCGACACGGCAACGCTCATCACCAAGGCGCGCATCGCAGCGGCGGCCGTAAAGGCGGCCCTGCGGCTGATCGAGCCGATGCGTGAGGCTGCGCAGCTCGGCACGAAATTCCCCGCCCGCCCGCGAAACCTCGCCGATCTCGCGCATGTTCAAAAGCAGGTTCTGCTCGGGTGCCGTCCAGTTGACGAGAAAGAGTTCGACCCTGGCGCCATCATAACGCCCCGCGGCCAGATCATCCTCGCTGATCGCCACGCTTGAAAACCCGCCCGCCACCTCACCGGCATTGGCGGAAAGCCCCGTGGCGGCTTCCGTATCGCTTGCCGCAAAACCGCTGGCGGCGAGATAGGTGGTGCCGTCGAAGGTCAGATCGCGGTCATGTTCGGTAAAACCGAAAACCGCACCATCGCGCCGCGTCACCCGCCAGCAGTGACAGGTCGTCGTCGCATCGCCGGCCAGATGGTTGCGCAAGGCAACCGGCACCTTTCTCATGGCAATATCTCCGTCAGCGGAATGGTGGGAATCCGCCCCGCCTCGAAATGCGCAAGGCTGACATCGATCCGGTCGATATCGAAACGCACCGGCACATCGAATTCGAAGCCGGCCGTGATAACCGCGCCGGCCGGCGGCACATGGCCAGATGCAAAGGTGAGCACACCGGTCACGGCATCCACGGCAAACGACCCGGCCGGTTTTGACGCGCCCGCGACGGCAACAAGAACCGAACCCGCGACCGGTTTCGAAATCCGTCGCGCCCAGGAGCCGGCGAAATCGGCATAGGTTTTTAAGAGTTCAAAGGCAGCCGTCGCGCCGTCACCGGCGCCGAGGATCTGGTCCATGGCCGAAACGACGCCACCCGGCGCACAGGATTTCCAGTCGAGGGGATCGCGAAAACGAAACCCGTAAAGCTGGCCGGCGCGTGCCTCGAAAAACTCGAGCACCTCATAGAGATCCGTCGTGGAGCGGATGCCCGATCCGGCATCATAACTGCGGCGGCTGTCGCGCCAGCGCTGGTTGCGCTGTTCGCGCCCGTTCGATAGATTGACGATATCCGTGCGCCGCACCGGGCCACCAGACGCGCCGAGCGCCAGCCGCAGCGGAAACCGCACCTCATGAAATCCGGCCATGACCGCCTCCCCTCATAGCCCGCGCCGGCCGCGTGCGACACTGCGCGCCAGCATGGCCGAGATCTGCCCTTCGCTTTTGCGAAAACTCGCCGCATCCGTGGCCGTGACGTTGAAGACGATCTGCGGTGTTCGCCCATTGCCATCGCTACCGGTCGCCACGCCAAGCGCTCCGTCGGGACCACGCTGCAGCGGCAGGATCGCTTCAGCGCCCGCCTCACCCATCAGCCCGGCACCACCATCCATCGGAAAATAGGTCGGCGCGCGGACGACACCGCCATCGGCAAATGGCGTCACCGAACCGGCAAGACTGCCGACGGCATTGCCAAGCGCGGTTTCAAGCGGCTTCAGGCCCGCGGCAAGCGCGATATCCGTCAGCCGGTTTCCGAGCCCTTTCAGCACATCCTCCAGCCCCTTGCCGCCCGTCGTGGCGGATCGAAGCGCGCCGGTCAGTGCCGCGCCAAAACGCTGCGAGCGGGCTTCAAGATCGGCCATGACGCCGGAAAGCGCCTCGGCGCCGGAGAGAGCATTGGAAAAGTCATCGCTATCGGTCTGCATGGTTCGCTTTACTCCGTCAGGCCACTGTTTCAGCGCCTATTCTGGCGGGTCTGCCTCATCGATCCGGGAATTCCCCCATCAACGCATCCAAAACCCCTCGTGCGAGAGGCGTCGCGCGCCGCCGCGTACCGCCGGTGATGATGAAGAATTCGCGCGGTGTCATCGCCCAGAAATCCCGTGGCGGAAGCCGCAGCAGGAAGAGACCGGCATGCATCACGGCATCCCAGGGAAAGGGCGCTGTTTCGACCTTCCCTCGTGCTCCATCTGCAGCTCCGTCCGATCCCGCCGCGGCCTTCAAGGGTTTGCGGCAACCGCTCCTTCCGATACTCCCTCCGGCCCGGCAAAGGTCGCGGTCAATAGGTCGGCGGTGATGCGGGCATAGGCAGCAAGCCCGCCCTCGACGCTCATCGCCGCCACCTCGTCGTCCGAAAACAGATTGCCGCCGCCGCGCAGGCCGGCGCCGAGGATGCGGATCATATCTGCCGCCTTCAGCCTGCCGGATGAAAACCGCTCGCCGAGCCCGCCGAGATCGCCGACGGAAAAGGCCGTTTCCAGCTCGGCCAGCGCGCCGAGCGTCAGGCACAGGATGCGCCTCTCGCCATCGATCACAGCCTCCACCTCGCCCCGCCGCCGGTTGGCGCGGGCGGTGCCGGCGCCATGCGCGGCAATTTCAGAACCTCTCATCGCCGCCTCCCGCTCAGAGCGTCGCAAACGTCAGAGCACCAGCCGATTCCAGCGCCAGTTCGAAACGCACCTCGCCATCATGCTCACCGGAATATTCGAGCGCCGTAACCTGGAAAGGTCCGGTCACCGTGCCGAAGGCCGGGATGACTACCTGCCAGGAGAGAATGCTGCCCGCAAAGAAGGCGCTACGCACCAGAAGATCGCTCGCCTGGTCCTTGAAAATGCCGGCGCCGGAGAGCGAGGCGCGCTGCACGCCGGCGCCACCCAGAAGTTCGCGCCAGCGCCCGGCGCTTTCCGCGTCCGTGACATCCACCGTCTCGGCGTTAAAGGCCAGTCGCCGGGAGCGGAGGCCCGCGACGGTCGCGAACGTGCCGCCATTGTCGATCTTCAGGAGCAGGTCCCTGCCCTTCTGCGCTACCATGGTCGAATTCCTTTTCTGCAAAGAAAAGCCGTTCCGTTCCCGCAGACGATGCTGTAGGACCGGCTTCATATTCTCATTTCAAAAGACTTGCCTCGATGCCCCAGTCTTCCCGGTTCCGCTCGGCGCGGACAATCGCGGTGCTCGCGATCACCCAGATCACGTCATGGGGCACGAGCTTCGACATGCTGGGCGTCATGGGCCGTATCGTCGCTCCCGATCTTGGCCTGCCGAACGAAATCGTCTTCGGCGGCCTGACGATCATGATGCTGGTCAGTGCCGTGGTCGGCCCGACGACCGGGCGGCTGCTCGTGAAGCACGGGGCTGCAAAGGTGCTAGCCTGCGGCTCGCTGCTGTTTGCGCTCGGCCTAGCGCTGCTCGCCGCAGCCCACGGTCCATTCGTCTATTTCGCCGCCTGGCTCATTATCGGCATTGCCGGTTCCTTTGGCTTGTCCGCGCCGGCCTATACGGCCGTGGTCGAACGCGAAGGCCTCGACGGCAAGCGGGCGATCGCCATTCTGATGCTGTTCACTGGCCTTTCGGTCACCGTGTTCTGGCCGCTCCTCACCTATCTGACCGATCTCATCGGCTGGCGGGAGACCTTTGTCGTCTGTGCCGGCGTGCATCTTTTCATCTGCCTGCCCTTGCACCTGTTCGGCCTGCCGCCGCGGGTGGAAAGCGCCGAGCGCGCGAAGGCCGACGAGATCGAACCGGTGCAGCTGACGCCGGAGCAGAAGAAAAGGGCCTTCTTCTACCTTGCTGCCGTCATCACCATCAGTGCGCTGGTCAGTTACGGCCTTGCGCCTTCGCTGATCACCATCCTGATACAATCCGGCGCAGCACCTGCCCTTGCGCTGCAGCTCGGTGCCGCTCGCGGCGCTTTCGGGGTCTCGGCCCGTGTCGTCGACATGACGCTTGGCCGCCGCGGCAATGCCCTGATCACCTCGCTGATCGGCCTGTCGCTGATGCTGTGCGGCTTCCTGATCGCCGCCACGCTCGCGCCGGCAACGGCTGCGCTGGTCACTTTCATGGTCCTCTATGGTTTTGGCTCCGGCGTTGTCGGCGTCGCCCGCGCACTGCTGCCGCTGACCCTGTTTTCGGCCAAGGATTTCGGCATGCAATCGGCACGCCTGACCTTGCCGCAGAACCTTGCGACCGCCGCCTCTCCCGTCGTCTTCACGGCAATCCTCGATCGTCTCGGCGGCCAGTATCTCCTGATCCTCAGCGCCGTGCTGATCCTCGCCGCCCTGACTTTCGTCCTTCTGCTGACACGGCTGGTGAAAAGCGCCAATGCGACCTCCGCTGAGGCTCACTCGGTGACGGCTCGCAGCCGCATCTCGGCCAGATAAAACCGCGTCTTCGGCTGCCGGGCGATCTTTAGCCCCGTCATGACAAGATTGACCAGCGCAGCGCCCTCGAGCGCCGGCTCGATCCCGGCGAGCACTTCGCCCAGAAGACCGGCAATCTCCTGCACCTGCCGCCGTCCATCCGCATCGGACCAGATTTCCAGCGTCAGAAAATGTTCCTCGCCGGGCTCCGTGCCGGTCGAATAGTCCCGCGTTTCCATGTCGCCGAAGACGATGCACGGGAATTTTGGCCGGGCCAGAAGCCGGTCGTAAAGACCATCCGGCCCGATGATCGTCGCAAGCGCCGGATCACCGGAAACCCGCTGATGGATCGCTTTCAAAAGCGCACCGGCCGCCGTCATGGCGCCTCCTCCTCGCATTGGCAGACGAGGTAGCGCTCGGTCTCGTCCGGATCACGCACGAGCTTGATGGCAAACAGCCGCGCCCCCTTTCGAAACCGCTGGCCGGCGGCGAGCCCTTCGCGAAAGCGGACCCAGATCCGGTGACTGACCGTGCCGCCTTCGGCTGAGGCCTCTTCACCGACGGCAAAGGAAACGGGCTCGATCCGTGCCCAGAGCGAGGCGACCTCGTTCCAGACAACCACCGCGCCGCCCTGCCCGTCCGGCTCGGCCTGCGGCGCTTCCAGCTCCAGACGCGCGGTCATCTGGCCGGGGTCGAGAAAGGTGACCATCAGAGCCTCCGCATCCGGAACGGCGCGATCAGCCGTTCATACCCTTCGGGAATGCCGGCCGGCTGCTGGTCCGGTGAAACAACGCCACGAAAGGCGAACATATGGCCGACATGCAGCGACATCGCCCGTTTCAGCGTGCCGGGCACATCCGTTCCGGCTTCGCCGTAACCGGCGATAAAATCGATCTCGATGCCGTTCATCGCCTGGCCGGGCATGGGCGGATTTTTCAGCCACAGCCGCGCCGGGCGGGCAGCGCCATCGAGGAGATGATCCTCAAGCGAAACCTCAACACCCGTGCCGTCCGCTTCGTAAACGGTAACCGCCTCAACGGTTTGGACGGGCGACCGGTGAATTTGAATCACGCCGTCCTTCGGCCAGTGATCGAGGCAGAGGCGCAAGGGCCGGCTGATCAGGCAAAGCCCGGTCTCGCGCTCGAGATGTTCGCGGGCGGTGGTGACGAGCGACAGGAGAAGCGCGTCCTCATCGCTGTTGTCGAGCCGAAGATGGGCCTTGATCTCGGCCAGCGTCAACGGCTCCGCGGTGGGCGGAGTGGTTTGGATATAGGTCATGGGGAATTTCCTATGGAGTGTCTGCCCCTCATCCGCCTGCCGGCACCTTCTCCCCGCTTGCGGGGAGAAGGGATATGCCGCACCGTCGAAGGTCATGGGAGGCCGCGTGTGGCACGTCCCCTCTCCCCGTCAAGACGGGGAGAGGGTTAGGGTGAGGGGCAAATCCTGCATTCAGCGAAATCAAGCCGCCGCAAACTTCACCAGCTTGATCGCCTCGAAATTCTGCACCCCGCCGCCGACGCGTTTGGTCGTATAGAAAAGCACGTAGGGTTTTGCCGAATAGGGATCACGCAGCACCCGTACCCCGGCGCGGTCGACAACGAGGTAACCCGCGCGGAAATCGCCGAAGGCGACGGCAAGCGCATTGGCCGCCACGTCCGGCATTTCCTCGGCTTCGGCGATCGGGAACCCCATCAGCGAGGCGGGCTGGCCGGCCGATGCCGGCGGGCGCCAGAGATAATTGCCATCGGCATCCTTGAATTTGCGGATGTCGGACTGGGTGCGGCGGTTGAGCATGAAGGTGCCGTTCTGGCGATGGCCGGCCTTCAGCGCGTAGATCAGTTCGATCAGCGTGTCGGACGGGCCAGCCGCCTTCCAGGCGCCGGCGGATCCGGTCGCGACATAACCGAGATTGCCCCAGCTCCAGCTGGTATCGGCCACCGCCGTATAGGAGAGAAAACCCTTCGGCTTGTTGAGACCATCACCGCGGATGAAAGCGTCGCCTTCCTGTTCGGCAAAAACGATATCGACCTCGCCGGCGATCCAAGCCTCGATGTCGACCGCCGCATCATCCAGCAGACCCTGGGTCGCGGCCGGCATGGCGTAGAGTTCCATGGTCGGGAAGGAGAGTTCGGCGAGAAGCGGCGACGCCGTCTGTGGGCGCGCCGCGGTTTCCGCCACCCAGCCGGTCGCAAGGCCGGCCGTGGTGAAGGGCTTTTTCAGGATGGCGGAGGAGACGGTGCGCACGGTGGACAGCGCCCGCATCAGCGAAACGACCGAGATGCGGCGGCCGATTTCCGTGTCGGTCTCATCGGGTACGAGATAACCACCATCGGCGCCGCTGCCGGCAGACAATACCTTTGCCTCGAGCTCGCGCAGGCCGGCCTCGTCGCCGCGGCGTATATAGGCGTCGAAGGCCGCCTTGTGCTCGACCATGTCGGGCGAAAGCTCGCGGCCATTGCCACCCGAACCGAGCTGCGGACGGGCCTTTTTCAGAACCATCTGGTCGAGCAGTTTCTTCTGCTCGTCGACCACGCGGTTGATGCGGTCCATCTTGTCGCGGGTGACGACATCGGCGGTCAGTTTCTGCTCGATCTCGCCGAGACGGCGGTCGTTGACCTCCTTGAAGGCCTCGAAAGCCTCCATGAAATCGTCGAAGGCGGCCGTCATGGTTTCCGGCACGGCCTTCACTTCAGGAGCTACCGGCGCGGCCGGGGCGGCTTTCGTCCTTTCGGGCATTGCTTCCGTCATCTCGATCATCCTTTGAAGGTTGCGGAAAACATCATTTTCGCCGCCCGCCGCATCTGGCGGACGAGTTCGGTCTCGCGGTCGCGGAAAAAGCGTCCGTGCTTGACATCGGAGACGCGGGCGGAGGGCAGCATCGGGAAGGTGACGACCGAGATCTCCCAGAGATCGGCCTCCAGGATGCGGCGCACACCGGTCTTGGCGTCGGTTCTGGCGCGCACGGTGCGAAAGCCGATCGACAGCCCGTCCAGCGCGCCGGATTTCATCAGCGCCAACACTTCGCGGGCGCGGCCGACGCCGGGCGACAGAAACCCTTCGACATAAAGGCCGCGGCCATCCTCGCGAATGGTCTTCCAGGCGCCGATCGGTTCGTTCGGGTCATGCTGGTAGAGCATGCGCACGCCGCCTGCCCCGCGCGCCGTAAGAGAGCTTAGGAAAGCGCCGCGCTCGATCTTGTCCTTGCCGAGATCGACCTCGCCAAAAACGCTGGCATAACCGGAAAACACCCCGTCGCCGGTAATGCCGGACAGTTCCAGATTGGCGAATTTGCGCATGGTCGGGCACGGCCCGCGATAGACGTGCATAAAAGTCTCCCTGCAATGTTCTTGGGTCTTGCCGGTGCGGCTAAAGCGCCGTTACCGCGATATGCGCCCGTAACGGCCGGCGACGCGCGAGAGGACGCCGAGCACCCACCAGGCCGAAAGGCTGGCGGCCGCCGAGCCAGCAAGAATGGTTTCGGCGCCGGAAAGCTGGCCGCCGAGGCCGAGCCTTTCCGTGAGCCAGAGCCCGGTCGGTCCGCCAAAGATCAGGCCACAGCTGAGGCCGGTCGCAAAACGGCTTGCGGCTTCCCGGCGGCTTTTCGGCAGGAGGTAGATCAGTGACACGCCGGCTCCCGCCGTCGCGCCAAAAACCTTTGCCAGCCAGACACCGGTGATCGTGCCCGGATCATTGCCGAGGTCAGCCATTGTTAATCTCTCTTGATTAGGATGCGCACAGATTGAAGCCGCGCTCTGGCGCTTTTCCGCCGGCGGCTCTTCAAGCGTCACACGAAGCGACGCGTCATTCTCAAATATTCTGAATCGCTTGGCGGCCGGTCTTCGCAGGCTGAGTCCGGTTGTTCACAAAGTGAATGAACTTGTGTGGAAGACTGCCCAAAGCCGGCAGGCGTCACTTGTCGGCCGGCAGATCCTCGTCCTTTTCAAGATCCGGCGGCAGCTGGCGGCCATGGTGGATATGCGAGACGGCAAGGAACCGGCCGTCTACCCGGTAACGGATATGGTAATCGCCCGACACGAAATGACGTCGACCGGGGAGCGCAGGATCGTCGCTGCCCGCCTGCGGATATTCAGCGAGATGATGCAGCGATTTCCACAATTGCCGCATGACGTTTTCAGCAGCGCGGGGATTAAAATGCTCCAGATAACGCTGCTCGTTTTTCAAAAATTTCCCGGCATTTTTAGAAAGCCGGATCCGCATCAGGCGGCATCGCTGTTTTTGGCGCCTGACTTCTCGCCCAGCAATTCGGCGAAAAATTCGTCGGCATCGACAAATTCACCATTGGCGATCTGCTCCTCGCCTTTGCGGATCTGCAGAATGTCGTTGCCCTCCGCCATCAGATAATATTTCAGCGCCCGCACGATCACCCAGGATCGGCTGCGCTCGGATGTTTCGGCGATCTTCTCGATATCGTCCAGAATGTCCTGCGGCACACGCAGGGTGATCGGGTCGGAGAGAACGGGTTTGTCGGCCATGGAAACCTCCAGTTTGTAATACGCCGTATTACAAATTTACACCCGTCCACCATTTCCGACAACTGGCCTCAATAGCCGACCGCCTCGCGCTTCTCCTCGTCGCTCAGGAACCCGGCCGCCCCGACGCGCGACCAGAGCGCCTCGCGCTCGGCGGCCAGGCCGGTGATGGCGTCCAGATCCGGCACCAGTTTCAGCGCACCGTCGAAAGCCCCGCCGAGCCAGGCGGAAAGGCTGGCGGCGGTGCGGGAGACGAGCGGCAGAACGGTCAGGCGATAGAAGGCGCGGTTGGCCTCCTGGTAATTGGCATAGGTATTGTCGCCGGGAATGCCGATCAGCATGGGCGGCACGCCGATGCCGAGCGCAATGTCGCGGGCGGCCCCGTTCTTCGCCTCGATGAAATCCATGTCCTTCGGCGTCAGGCCCATCGATTTCCAGTCCAGCCCGCCTTCGAGCAGAAGCGGCCGTCCGGCATTGACGGCGCCGGCATAACCGGCCTCCAGCTCCGCCTTCAGCCGCTCATACTGGTCGGCGGACAGATTGCCGCCATCCTTCGGCTGGTAGACCAGCGCGCCGGAAGGCCGGGCGGAATTGTCGAGCAAAGCCTTGTTCCAGGCCGAGGCGGCATTGGAGAGATCGAGTGCCGCACCGGCGGCACCGAGCGGCGAAAAACCGTAATGGTCGTCGAGCGGATGAAACAGTTTTAGATGCAGCAGAGACAGCCCGTCGCCATCGGCCGGCAGTCTTCGCGTGCCCTGCCCGGCGCGATAATCATAACCTGTCACCCAGCCGTCGCGACCCTCGACGACGCTGACACGATCAGGCCGCAAAAGATGCAACTCGCGCAGGTTTTCGCCGATCGTCAGCGGCTCGACAAAGGCATTGCCGGAGAGAAGCAGGTGGCCATAAAGCGCTTCAAGGAAATCCGGGCCGCTCTGGCGTCCGTTCGGCCGGGCGATCAGCGCCAGAACCGGGTGATCCGCGGCCTCTTCCGTTCCGCGATAGGCAAGCAGCGGGACGGCCGCCGCGGCCTCCGCGACCATGCGCATCGCCCGATAGGCAACCGGATTTCGCATGAAGCCGGCCCTTGCCAAAGCCGCATAGGAGCGGCCCGACCATTGCGCCACGCCTTCGGAGGCGACGATGGCGAAACCGGCGGAGAGTGCGGAGGCTCCCTTCTCCTCGATTGCGGTCGGGGAAGACTTGCCGCGCGATGAAAGCCAGGGCCGGAAAAATGAACTGTTCATGCGAAGTCCTCGCGATTGGAGTCGGTGCTTTCGCAGATCCGGAATGGCTGCGTTCAGTCCGCCTGAGCATGCCGTTTGCGCTTCGAAACCTGCTTCCGGCCATCGCGGCGCGGCCATCGGCATTACTCCCGTGCCGCCTCTCACAAGTTTCAATCGGTTTAGAAAAACTAAATCGTTTTAAGCGTTTAAGGCGTCATTTACTTCTCGCGTCCGCTGTGGAACCAATTCGCTCAGACACCGTTCATGTCGGCGCCGTTATGACGACGGCGGCACAACAGGAGATGACGACCATGCAGCAGCCGACCCAGGCAGTTCCTTCCAAATCGATCCCGCAGCATGTCGTCGAGCGGATGGAATCCGAATGGAAGCAGATCCGCGAAAGCGCGCCGCCGCAGCCTGTTCGCCGCTGATTTTTGACAGGGCGCGATGATGTCAACTTCATCGCCTGCCCTGAAGGACACGGTTCAAATGCCGCGCACCCGCGGCTCTCCCTGCCCTTCTAGAACAAGCGCCGTCAAAGCCCAGACCAGCGCATCGAGCCGGTCGGGCGATCGGCCTGACGAAAGCCCATCCGGGCCGAAATCACACATCTGATCCTCGAGCTCGGTAAACCGGGCGGCATGTGCCACCCTTCCCTGCTCGTAGAGCGCCGCCACGGGCTCGGCGCGTAAAAACTTTCCCCTTGTCGCGCGCACCATCGTCACCGGCAGGTTGGCATCGATGCTTTTCAGCATGGCCGAGACCATCTCGCCGCCCTGGTTGACCTCGGCGACGATCCTGTCCGCATTGAAACGCTGAAACGCCCTGACGACCGCCTGCGCCCAGCCGGCCGGGCTTTTTCCCTCTACCGAACAGTCCGACAGCACGACGGCGCGCCCGCCGGCCTCCAGGCCGGCGACGACAATGCCGCAGCAGGAAGAAGCCGCCGAACCGGACGGCGGATCGACGGCGACGACGATGCGCCTCAGACCCGAGGTAAACCGCGTCGTTACCGCCTCGATCTCGGCGCGCTTCCAGAGCGCATCCTCGCGGTCCTCGATCAGCTCGCCATCCAGCTCCTGTCGCCCAAGCCGCGTGCCGCCATAGCGCGCCTGAAGCGCTGCGATAAAGCCGGGCGCCAGATTGCCGGCATTCGCGCCGGTCGAAATCCGCGTCAGATGCGTGCCGGGATCGGCGATCAGCCGTTTCAGCACCGGCACCGGCCGCGGCGTCGTGGTCACCAGCTGGCGCGGATCGTCACCGAGCCGCAGGCCGAATTGCAGCATGTCAAAAGTTTCCGCCGCGTGTTTCCACTTGGCGAGCTCGTCGCACCAGGCGAAATGAAATTGCGGCCCGCGCAGCGCTTCGGGATCCTCGGAGGAAAAGATCTGCGCCATCGCACCGCTCGGCCAGATCAGCCTTCGCCGCGAAATCTCGAAATCCGGCACGTTTTTGCGGGCAATCCGGCAGATGCCGGAGACTCCATCGATCATCACTTCGCGGGCATCACCCAGTGTTTCGGCGACAAGTGCAATGCGCAGGTCCGAGCGTTTCGAAGCACTCGCCAGCGCCTGCACCCATTCGGCACCAGCCCGCGTCTTGCCGGAACCGCGGCCGCCGATGACAAGCCAGGTCCGCCAGTCGCCCTTCGGTGGGTGCTGGTCGGGACGGCCGATGAAGCGCCAGTCGCGGGCGGAGCGGATGGAAAAATCCGCCGGAAAGTGTTGGCCGTCGATGACGATATCGGCGGGGCGGCTGTCTCCTGCAACAACAAGAGCTTGTGGCATCTGCAAACTCGGCATTTCTGCCGGCACGGCGTGATGGTCGGAAAGCGGAGGATCTGCAGGATCAATCTCCGACGTTGAGGCAGAGTTATCGCATATAGCCAAAACCCTCTCTGGCCTGCCGGCCATCTCCCCCACAAGGGGGGAGAAGACTCGCGGCGCTCGCCCACTCAAATCCACGCCAGGCAGATCGATTGGGTTAATCCCTCCCCCTTGTGGGGAGGGGTCTTTATCCACCCTCGTGATGCTCCCCACGCGTCCGAGAATTCCATCGACACCGGCCGTCGGAAGCACAGCCATTGCGTATTCGCCTTCATGCCATGCGTTGATCCCGTCCATCATCGTTCCGTAAGAACCGATGATCTCATCTTTCAAAGTCAGTTTCGGCCGCAGGATCGAAGCCTCGGCACGCCGCTCATGCCGTGCCGGCCGGTGGTCCAGTGCCGGCAATAACAGCGGCAGGCGGAGATGCGGATAACCCGGCAGAAGCTGCGGCGCTGCCCGGATCGTCATCCCGTTTCCCATCCCGCTTCCATGCCTCGAAAAGCAATCTTGCCTGTTCATCCGCCTTGACCCTGATGAGCTGCAGCAAGCGTTCCCGCGCATCCTCGTAAGCATCGCGATCGGCGGATGCTTCCGCTTCCTCGCGGCGGTCGCGGGCGAGCTGACGCTGCAGGCTGTCGATCTTTTCCAGCGTGCGGACGATCAGCGACATGGCGTCGGTCGCCGCCTTCACATCGGCACGGGCAAGTTTTTGCGCCGCGTCGTCGCCATCGGCGAGTTCCCCTTCGGCAGCGCGGCGCATGTCGCGAAAGGTTTTGAACTGCGCCTGCATCTCCTCGGTCATCTGGTTCAGGAGAAGCCGCAGGGTTTCCGTGGGCGAAACGGTGTCCTCGCCGGACTTGGTTTCGAGAAACATGCCACGCAGCTCCGCCGGCATCTCCTCGGAGGCCGGATCGCCATAGGTCGGCGCCTCCCGCCAGATGCCGAACAGGTTCGGATCGAAATGATCGAAATCGTCCGTGTCGTCATCCATGTCACGCTGCAT